CAGCGTCGGCATCAGCTCACGGTAGCAGCCCTGAGTTTTCCGCGTCGCATGACGGCGATGGATTTTGAACAGCGGCTCACCGTTCTGCGTGACCGTGTTGCCCTCGATTCTGACACCGTTCCGTGCCAGCAGATTGAAGGAATGGTTAGAGGCGCGATAGGACGCCTGCATTCCGTCGTTGTTATAGGCAATCTGCCCCTTGAGCGTGTCCATGACGGCGGCTTTGATTTCCTTCTCTTCGGCAGTCAGGCGGTGCGCTTTCGGTGCTTTTGCCGCTTCCTCCGGCAAGGGGGCAAAGGGAGACTTGACCTCCACAGTTTTTACCTCAATAGAGGTAATCTCATCATTCTCCCATGCAACAACCTCAGGTTCTCTTTCCTCTGTTTTCTCAGAAGTGACTTCCTTTTGAGCTTCGGTCTGCTGGCGGAACGCATCGACGAAAAGGGCGGTCAGTCCGGGATTGGGTTTATCCACAAGGAAGCGAGAGGCATTCTCAGGGCAGACTTCAACGCTCTTTGCCCACTCCTTGAGAGACTGCGGAATGCGCCCGTCGAAGTCTTTCTGCTGAATGGTGTTTGCGAGGACGTACCGGACGCGCTCCGGAGAGAATTGCTCAAGGACGCTTTTTACGGCAGCATCCAGCCGGTTGTCTCCGTAGTTAGAACTGATTGCCGCCTCAATCGCACGGCGGCATTCCACGTTTGCAGTGAGAGAAGCACGATATGACTCCAGCTCACCGGCTTCATAAGCATAATTCGCCGTCTCGCGGTAAACGGGGACTTCCGGCATCGGCTCTGTGGGGGCTTCGGTATCTTTCTCTGCGGACTGCGCTTTCTCTGCCAGCAGCACCTTGAGCTTGGCGTCAATGCCCTCGATCATTTCAGCCGCCGTCTTGCGGATGGTGTCCAGAGAGCTTTTCAGTTCCTTGGTTTCCTTGCCGGATGACCAACCGGCGATGTAACCGAAGGAGTAGTCCGAGGTTTCAATGCCGTACCGTTGGCAGACGGTGTAGGCAACGCTTTCCGCTTCAACCTCCTTGGTGTGCCGATCCTTCTTATCTTCTGGCGCGGCTTTTTCATCCGGCTTGACGGCGTGGAGCTTTGCGTGGGCGATCTCGTGAATGGCGGTTTTGACCGTCTGGATTTCGCTCATGCCCTCCTGAATGGCAATGCGGCTTTCAACCGGAGAGAAGAATCCCTTTGCACCGCCCGGAATATCCTCAAAGGAAATGGGGACGGGAGATTCCTGCTTGAGCGCATCGAAAAACGCCTCATAGTTTTCGACGGTGCCTTTCAGCTCATCGACGATGATGTCCGGAAGCTCCTTGCCGTCCGTCTGGGAAACATCAAAGACACTCACCACCTTAAAGGCAGGACGCAGAACCTCAACTGTTTCTGTGACAGCCTTCCCATCTGCGCCGATCACCGGCTTCTGCGTCGCGGGGTCAATCTTCTCGCGCTCTTCCTGCGCCTTGTACGGCGCAGGTGCAAGAATCTTGATGCCCTTTTCGCCCTTCATGACCTGACGGTCAAAGTTACGCTGCCACGAGGTATAACCGGCAACATAGGTTGCCTCCGGCTTCTGCATCGCAATGAGCAGCGTGTTGTTGAAGGAATAGTTGTAGAACTTGGACATCGTGCGGAGATATTCCTTGAACCGCTCGGATTCAAAAAGCTCCTTGATGCCCTGTTCCAGCTTGTCCGTGATTTCGCGGACTTGCTGTGCATTTTTGTTTTCAGCCATCTCAAATCTCCATTTCTTATTTGCTTTTGGGCGAAGAAAACCCCGTCTGGGATTTGCTCAGTAAACGAGCCTTTACCTCAGACGGGGTTTCTCTGCGCGTCATCCGACGATGGAAGATGTTATCCTCGTTCTCCCATTCAATCAGCCGGTCAAACATATCCGGGTGCTTTGTGACCATGTGCAGCAGCTCCGAGTCACTGGCGTTGGGACAGAACCAGCAGCCGTTTCTTCGGCAGTGAGCGTAGATTGGGGAAAGCAGCCCGTGTTCCTGACAGAGCTTGTAGGCGTCCGCCTCGGTCATACCGTATTTGGCAAGCAGACTGACCTTCGTTATTCCATCCAGACGAGCAAGGCGTTTTGGCTCATCCTCCGCGATGCCGACATAGCTCACAGTGTCCGGCGAGAGTGCGGCATTGTACTTGCGGACTGGCGGGATTTTGCAGTCACGATTGACTGCACACATACCAGCCCATGCAAAGCCGCGAACCTCGCCCTTGTGCGGTCCGCGGGTGATGACATGATGGAACACGTCATCGTAGGTCTTGTCCGCGTGGAGAATGGTGAACTTGATGCCCAGCTCCTTTTCGCAGAAGGGCTTGAGCCGGTCATAAATGAAGTCCCGGTGTTCCGGGACTTCGCCGCTTGTGTCTTTGTCGAACATGACCTCACTGAAAACCGCCTCGTCAAGCGGCTCATTGTGCTGTGCAGCCAGCAGGAGCGTCGCTACACTGTCCTTGCCTCCGCTGCAAGAGGCAACATACTTTGGGCGGATCATCGGTCAAACTCCATCTTGAAGCTGACGTATTTTCCGCCGCTGTCATCCAGACGAATGACAGCATCGTAGAGCTGAGGCTTCTTCGGCGTGTAAAGCCCGGTCACGCGACACCAGCCCTTGTCCAGCAGCTCCTTTGCAATCCTCTTGGTCAGCTTCTTTTTCTTGCTGGAAAAGAACTTGTTGTCTTCCCACAGGCAGAAGGAGCATTCCTTGTTCGAGCAGTAGAAGTTGCCCTTGCCGACATAGACCGGAGATCCACAACGAGGACATTTGCCGATTTCCTCCTTACCCGTGCCGAAACGCTGGACTTCGGCATCGGAGAGAAACGGGTAGGCTTTCACGAGATCCCCGGTCATCCGGACAATGCCGCTGAGGAAGGCGTCCGCATCCGC